GATTAGTACCCCCGTTAAGTTTATTAAATGTTCTCAAACGAAGCTCCTGTTGGAGTGATAAAGAATTCGATGTCGATGAATTCTAATGCCTTCGTAGGTTTTAAGTAAATTTTACCTGTTAATGTGTTTCTGTCTAAGTCTTCAGGTGAAGATGAAACAGTTACACGGAAATCGTATAAACCTCTATCTCTTCTAATTGAATCTAAGATAGGGTTAACGCTATCCAAGAATTGTTGTCTAACTATTTGGTCGTTTTGTTCGAACAATAATCTTACCGCTACCGCTGAAATCAACTTACGAGCTTGAAGTAATAATCTTCTTACATTCAATCTGTTAAGTGCTGTGTCAGCAACTTGTAATGTTTTATTACCCCAAATTACCGTTCCAACATCAGAGAAAGTTGCGATAGGGTTAATTCTACCTTGATACAATGTATCTCTATCAGTTTGTGTAAGTTTTTGTCTAGCTTTGATTGAGTTTACAAGACCTCTTGTGTAACCCGCAGATGCGAACCAAGGGAATGAAATGTTATCGGTCAAAGCTAAGTTTCTACAAACCTCACCTGTTGGTGGTAAGTAAATTTGTGTATTGTTTACAGTATCTCTTGTTAATATCCAAGGGTAGTAAGTAGCAGTGTAGTTAGAGTCAATTCCTGTATTATCCAAGTTGTCAACCGCTTCTTGTGAATAGATGATATCCAAAGAACTTGTTGAATCTGGTGTATACATTTGGTAGTCAGGAGTTGTACAGATATAAACTGAGTCAGCTCTTGAGTATTGAATCATGTCGATAGCTTCTTCTACAAGATTTGAGTTATTAACATAGTCAATACTTGCACTTGCAAATACGTTAATGTTAGTCGCTTCAGGGTTAGCAAATGTTAAGATACCAAGTAAGTAAGCGTAGTAGTCAGTATTTGCAAAGTCCTGAGTATTGTTTTGAACAATAATTCTCTTAAACAATCCGTCACCTGTCGCAGTTGGGTATCTTGAAGATGGTGCAGTACCAGCTAAATAACCTGATGCTCCTAATTGGAATCTATCTTGGTTAGTTCTCCATTCTCTATAAATGTCCCAACCATCAAATCCACCTGCAAAACATATAGTATATTTTCTTGAGTAGATAAAGTAGTATGGGTTTTCTTGTGTTTGTGGGTCCGCTCTAAATTCTGCAACACCACATTCAAATGCTGTTTGACCACTTGTCATTGATGTATTAGCAATTGTAACAACAGTTGCTCCTGAATCCATGTGGAAACCTTTACTCAAGTAATTCCATTTGAATGAGTCAGTTGCTAACGCCCAATTTGATTGTGGGTTTTGTTTTCCTTTATAAGTTAAGAACGATTCATCAATTCCGTATTGTGTTGAGAAACCTAAGTAAGTTCTTCTAACAATATCGCCAGGAGATTCCACAGTATTTGAACCACCAACAGGTGTTCCAAAAGGTGGGTTAGCAATAACTTCTCCAGGGTAATCGTATTTTGTTTTAAATTTAGGATATGCTGATGGATAAATCGCAGCATCCTCATATTCTCTTTGTGTATAACCGTAGAAACCACAAGGTAAAGAATCGATTGGATATTCATTTGCCATTTCAACCATGATGTATTTTGAAATCAACGCAAACTCACCATTAGATGAACCAATTTTTTTCGCAATAAAGTTATTAGTTGCTGGGTCCATATTACAGTTGGTGAACTTTTCAATTACAACAGGGTTTGCATCTGTATCGAAGAAATTTCTAACGAAAACATCAAACGACATATTGTTATATGATAAGTTAGCGATTGACACTTTAATTTCGGTGTTTGCAGAATCCCCATCAGAAATAGAAATGAATTTAAATAGGTTATATACTTTATTACCTCTTAATTCAGAAACCAAGTAAGGTGTTTCAGGTGATTGGTATTTTTCTAAATTCCAAGCAATTGATTGACTTGATTGACTTCTTGCATCGGGTAATGCGATTAAATCACAATTTAACCCACGAATGTATCCTTGACTATAAGCATAATTTAAACTTCCTTGATAAATTTCTTCAACATAAATTGGAACTTGAAATCTTGATTTACCAAAATTATCAACCCCTAACACTTTTGTAATGTATTTTGCAGAAGACGCCAATAATGAAGTTTCTAATGAGAATGTATTGTTATCTTTAGTTACACCTGACAACAAGAATGTTCCGTATGGTGTGTTAGTTATACCTGAATATTGACCAGTACAAATTAATTGTAAATTGTTAGGAACCCAAGCATTGTTGTTTGCGTAATCAATACCAACCTCATAAACAGGTCCGTGGTCAACACTACTAGAATTATTAACATATTCTGAAATACCTCTTGAACGAAGAGTACCAACAACCATGTTATTAAATTCTGTGTAAGCAGTACCTGTAAATGTATATGATTCACCAGTAATAGTACCTGTGAAAACTCCTGTTCCACCCGTTACTAAATTAGTGACAGAATAATAGAATGAATAACCTGTGTAGTTATTTCCTGAAGAAATATCAAAGTTTGCATAATACCAAGAGTCATTTGAAGATGCCGATAAATCATTAAGTTCAAAATCATTAATACAGTTATATGGATTTTGAACTGTTGGGTATGAGTTAATTAATGGTGTATATTCATTATCAGGAATTGCACCATAAATTACAGATGTTGTTGCTGAAAGAGAAGGTGTGTCAATTATGTCACCCAAATAAACATTGAAGTCATCTTGTATTGTAGATGTTGAGCCGTCTTGTAGTCTGTATTGAACATTTAAATTTGTCTGAACTTGAGTTGGTAAAGCTCCACTAACAAACGTAACGGTGTTTCCTGTTGACGTACCTGTAAAGGTTGCGGTGAATGTTGTTGCGTTTGATGGGTTACCAATAGTCGTTGGGTCAACATTGGCTACTAATGATAAACTCCAAGATGGACCCGCATCATAACCTGACAAACCTAATACTCTTGTGACAAACAATTGGTTTGATTGTTGCAAGTATGATTTAGCAATGTATGCCGCTTCATATTTTGGGATTTGAGTGTTATAAAATTTAACGGGTTCGGTTCCACCAAAATAAGCTTGGAACTCATCGTAGTTTGTTATGAATACTGGTTCAAATGCTGGGCCTTTTATAGTTTCCCCAACAAGACCTAAAGTCGTTACCCCCACACTTTGGGCTACGAACGATAAGTCGGTTTCAGATGTGTAAACGCCTGGTGATACGAATACTTTTTGATTTGCTTGTGTTGCCATTATTAAATTATTCTGTTACAGATTTATTTTATAGATAAATATTAGAGTTTTGGTGAAAAAACTTTACTTTTAGATAAGTATTTATAAACGGTATGAATAAATTCTACCTTTTTTCTACCCATGAAAATCAAGAAAGAAATAAAGAACATCAAAATATCCCCTGAATCACACGAAATCTTAAAAAAGTACTGTGAGAAACGTGGAATTAAGATTTATAAATTTTTGGAGAATTTAATCATTGAAAGGTGTAAGGATAAGAAAGATATATACGGAGAAGATTAAACTAATTTGTTTTCGTATAAAATATTCGCTTCTTGAGTATTGTTATCTTTTGTAACCTCAATCCTTAAAATATCGTTTGTTGTAATTTCAATCATTTGTAAATCACTACCATAATAATCGTCATTAATATACACATCAAACGTATCAACATTGTTTGTTGATACTAAACTCATGTTGGCGGTAAAATCAATTCTATCGGTTAAAACGGTATTACCCGAAACAAATAAAAACGGCATTTCAAACTCATCGGGGTTTTTTGGAAACTTATCAATTTTTCGTTTTCTTGATGATGTATCTATTTCAATTAATTGAGTAACTCTTTGAATTGCGGGTTTCACCTCAAATTCTTCTTCATCAATCAAATAACCCAACATTGTAAACTCATAACTTTGAACGTAATATTTTCTTGCCTCCATTCCCATTTGAGATTCATCAGAAACATTATTTAAAATGATTGGAACATATTGACCTTTAATAAAAGTGTATGCTTGTCTTGATGAAAAAGTTTG